GTGATAAAGTCAAACAAAGAAAGACTTCCTCCCAAAACTACATGACCACTTGTAATGCTAAAACCCGCTGGGCTTGCTTCTCTAATAACAATTAGACCTGAGTCGCCAGCTGTGGCGTTTGAAATAACAATTTCAGTGTTTTCGGTTATTGTTATTTTGCTCGCTAAAATACTTGAAGAATCAAATGTAGCTACTCCATTAACAGATGTTACTGTGTTTTGGCTTTGTCTGGCCTCTATAGAAGCAAGCCTTTGCTCTGTTTCAACAAAATTACTATTGATTAGGCTTGTCGCGTCAGAGTGTGTTGTCTGGTTTGGTACTGGGTTAAAAGGTTGTAATGACATATTTAAAATTTATTTTGATGCTTTAAATTAATTACACGAAAATAACTTGTTTAACAAATACTTTTTGTATTTGATATTACACCTAAAACCAAGATGCTCTAAGGGGTGTCGTTAGGACAGGAGTCCCAAACTTCAGAACTATTCCAAGAATCCATTTCGTTCCAATTATCAGAAACAATAAATGACTCGCTATTAACCCACAAGTCTTCTTCATTCCAGGTGCAAGTGCCAGTTATTGTGGGACCTACTGGCCAAACACAAGTATTGATCCATGAGTTCGAGTTATACCACAAGCTAGAACAGCAAGAAGGCTCTTTCCATCGGCATTCCTCTTGCCATAATTTATCATCAGACCATAAAAAGCCACAACACCTTTTTGCAGATGAAATAAGCCTTTTCCTAATGGAGTTACCAAATATATTTAGTAGTCTCATTATTAATCTGCATAGTAAACTATAGCTTCTCCAGAAATATGCAAGGTAGTCCAAGAACCTACTATAACATCTCCCAACACTATAGTTGCTCCTACAAAACCTTCAATGTTACCTACTGTTCCCGCTTCTATAGTGGTATCATCGAGGGCGTGAATAGCCATGAATTTACCAGAAAGAGTTTGGTTGCCGACGACCCTTTTGCCGCCGTAAGCTCCAAGGGTTTTTAAAAGACTTGATTGGGTAGATGTTGCCATGTAAATAGATACACAGAATATTAAAACACCTATAAAAAAAAGTAAAACTTATATCAGTTGCTCAAAAACAACCTTACCCGAACAACCTCCGCCATCAGAGCTTAAAAAACAATTGATAGCAAAAACACCTTTTATAAACATAATTGATTTAACTTGTATCAAAAAGATTTCACCTTTAATGTTTACTTCCAGTGTTAATACTGAACCATTAAAGTCAAAGCCTCCCAAAAAGAACTCCTCATTCAACAAACGCTTTGTGGATGAGTTCGTTGCTACTATTTTAAAGTTATAATTTTTCATAATAGGATAAAACCTTGTCTTTTGTTATCGTAGCCTGTATGTTTTGGTTGGTTTCAGACAACTCTAAATACTTTATGTATCTTTTTATAAAGGTTATGTAGCCTTTTATTTTGTTTGTTCTAGTTATTTTAGCTTTTATTGTGCTAACGTCGAAAAGCTTCATCAGCTTAATTGCAGATATAGTGAACAATGTCGATTTTTCTTTATGGGTTGTGTTCTTTATATTCTCAGAGGGGAATATAAACTCCATCATTAAGGCTTCGCCTTTGTCTTCTTCTTTTAGAAAAAAATAACATATATTTTCTCCTTGTTTATTTTTCATCAACAAAGAGTGGTCGCACTTTTTTAGTTTTTGTAAAAATATATTTGAAAACTTAATTCTTACGGATAGAGATTTAGATTCCATGCCGTCCTCTGGTATGGAATGAACACAATAAGAAAGAAAGTCTTGCAGGAAATCTTTACTGCTGTAGTCTAAATTGCTTAACTCGTAAGACTCTATCGAATTCATATTCGGCACATCTTAATTTTTACCTTTTTCTGGGTCTACTAGTTTTCTTTTTATGGTTATGCCGTTTTTCATTTCGCAGAAGTAGACTTTTCCGTTTGTTCTTTTGGCACAGTCTATAGCCCAATCGAGAGAACCATCAAGAGATGGGCTGTAACTCTGTTGATAATCTTCTTTATGGTTAAAAACTCTATAGATATATTCGTTCATTTTAATTTTGTATTCGGACTATTATAAACAAACAAAGCACAAAGTCAATAAAAAAGTTTAAAAAAAATATATATATCATATTATACATAAATAGTGTATTTTTTAGTATGGCGGAGGGTAGAGATAAAGCAGCAAGAGAGCTAATGAGCTTACAGCCAGGGTCTTTATTAAGCCTCTATAGATTGTATCCTGATTACATATCAAAACCAAATTACTTTTTCGATGTACATGATGGCTCTGTTTTTGGTAAGGGCGTGGTTTGGCAGGGTATAACTTACCAACCCATGGGGATAGAAGCGGAGGGTTTCGAAACCAACGCTAACGGTAGGCTGAATAGGCCTAAAATAAGGATATCAAACAATGATTACTTTGTTACCAATATTGCCCAAAATAATAATGATTTAAAAAACGCCAAGGTAATAAGAAAGAGGGTTTTTGTAAAATTCTTGGATGATATAAATTTTGATGGCGGAAACCCTTTTGGAGAGGCAGATGCGTCTGCAGAATTATTTAACGAGGAATACCTTGTATCCCAGAAGATCCAAGAAAATAAAAGTTTTGTAGAATTAGAATTAACAAGCCCCCTTGATTTAGACGAATTTGAAGTAAACAATAGGAGAATATTCGCTAGGTACTGTTACTGGAAGTACAGGGGAGAAGGGTGTGGTTACCAAGGCCCACCAAAACAAAAGGCGGATGGAACTGTCTTTGTAGACGCACAAGAAAATACATTAGGTGTCATAGGAGGTGATGAGTTGGATTTTCAGTACGGAGATTATGAAGATCTGTATGACCCAATAAGAGCATACCTAAAAGGAGAGATAGCATTTACAGAGAACAATAGGGTAACTATAGCTGATCCAAATGGAATAGAGGACCCAAAGCCAATGTTAACCTATTACGTGGCAAGAGAGAACATAAGCGGTTTTGATCCAGAGAAAAATCCAAAGTTCTGGGAGAGGGACGGTTGCAACAAAAAAATAAGCTCTTGCAAGCTTAGGTTTTACGATCCTTATGTAGAGGATTTATTTCTTCCGTCAAAAAGGATACCCCACAGGCTTTATCAATTTACAGGACAGGCTAACTTGCTAGAAGATGAGCCAAGGAGACAGAAGGGACTCTTACTAAGAAGAGCTCTTGACTCTGAAGACATAGATCCAGGATCATTACCTCCTGAAGGCGAATATCAAATCCCACCCAGGGATGTTCTAAGAAACTATTCCTTTGATTCTGCTTCCGCTGATGATTTAGCATCGGCACTTAATGGAAGTCAAGACTTTACATTGATGCTTGTTTTAAAGGTTCAGGAGCAGGGTGTTAATGATTATAAAAACGGTATATTACAAACCACTTGGAACCTATACGACGGTTTGAGGTTATCTTTCGAGAGGTTTGATAATGATTCAAAATTAAGTATAGTCATGCATTACACAAGTAAGGATGCAAGCAATAATTACATAAACAGAAAAGACGTAATAACGTCCACTTACAATCTTGAAACAGAATCACAAATACCATTATTTATAGAAAATGATAGTGGCGATTTGAAAGCTTACTTGCCAAACTTCCAACCAAATGGTTATGATACTCCAGTTTTCTCAACGTCTTTAAATACACTTGGGGAGCAGTTGATAATAGATTACCATGAACTAGGTCTTGGGATTCTTCCTGGACCAAGATTCTATAACCAATCAGATGGATTGGCGACAAGCCCGAGTTATAATTACAGGGCTTATAAGTATCAGAACTTAGACATAGATAAACCTGCGACAGCCCCTTCCGACCCTTGGGCAGATTTTTACAATAATTTTGAAGGAACATATGGTTCCACAATTACCACAAGAGGTTACGAAACAGACAGAGATTCAAACGGAAATTATGTAAGGCCATATATAGACGGCGTTGGTGATGGTTTGTTGGCGAAGCAGAATGAATACCCTATATATTCAGGCGGGATCGGAGGAAACTCTTACGTATATTTCAACAAAGACATTACTGGTTGGGTTTTTTCTATAGGTGATTACGGCCTTGATAATTCAAGCGATAAATATATCGTAAATTATACAGGACTGCACGATTTAGCCAATTTAGGAGGCCTAAACAATTTGCTTTCTTCTGGTGATAATCATATAATGGAGTATGACACAAATCAGCCAGACAGGAGGGGTGCTTTTGTTTTTGACCCAACAAACAATTCTTTTTTCTCTAATGGTAGTGGTATTAAGGAGGGTGTTTTCTCAGCAAAAGATTACGGTGAAAGAGGGGCTCTTATTCCCTTTTCTGGGGGTTTAGAAAACCCTTATTCTGGAGCCCAAACCAAACGTTTCCCAGCTGGTTCTCACGGATACAATATAATACCACAGGCTTATGGCTGGGAAGAACCAAAAACTGTGTTTAGTAATACCGCTGTATGGAGAAGAAAACTAACAGCAGTAGAAAAAAAGGAGGTTTTATTTTTTGATCCCAATGGAACCATAAACACAAAACCTTTATCTATAATAACTAATGACTACCCAGATTTGCTCACGGACTTAGTTGGTTACTGGGACGCTGGAATATGTTATTCGCCACAAAAAGAATTTGGTACAACCACTACACCACGCTATTGCTCTATTGATAATTGCGTAGACCCTCCTCCTTCAGGTTGCGAATACGATGTGCTTGTTTCAGCTTCAACTTTCCCATTCCCTTACAGCAAACAGGATGGTCCTGGTAACTGTTCTTTCGGTGTTGTTGATATAGACGTTTTAGGCACCAATGCATGCTTTCAACCTACACAACCTCCTACCGACCCAGAAGGCAATTTAGTGCTTGAAGACGAGATTCTAGCAAACGTAAATAACAATTGCTCGGTAATATATCCAACATTTGGAGGCCCTGGGGCTCCTGGCATTTACACATTGTATATAGAGTTGGATGTCGATGGAGTCGCATCAGAACCAGCAGATTATTGCACTGATCCTTTTGACGGTACTCCTGACCCTTGGGACCCACCCGAGAAAGTGCTTGCAGTCCTAGAAAAGTCTGACGGGCTTGATTTGACAGTTTTTGGAAATTATGAAAGTTCAGATGGAAATATAACGGCGACAATTGCCGATACGCTAGTTCAAGCGGCCCCAGGAGCCCTCCTTAACTGCCCAGACGACATAGGCGATTTATACCCAGGTATAAATCCTCCTGTTAATTTCTATCTATGCGGGTTTGATACAGTAACAACAGTTGTATCCAATCCTCCAGAAAAGTTTATATGTAACTCATTTATAACTGGACCTGAAGAAAACAACTATAAAATGTGGCATACGGATATGTTTTACGATATGTGCATAAGTGAATCTACAAGCCTGAAGAATCAATTAATAAGTAAAACCCAAGATAGCTACAGCCTTCCATTCGGAGGATTCCCTGGTACAGACCCGTTTCAGTTCAGAACCAAACTTTAAGATGATAGATAAGAAGATAAAAAACGAAAAAGATTGCATAAATTCTATCGTTGAAATTTGCGAAGAAAACAAACACACTGAAATCTGCGGCTTCGTAGGTTGTAATGGCGACTCGATTGTTATTAGGAAGTGCGAAAATATAGCTGATGACAAAGTTAATCATTTTGCTATAAGCCCAGTTGATTATTTGTTATTTCAGGAAGATAATGATTTTCTTTTTTTGTTTCATAGCCACATATCTGGAGACGAAAAACCATCTGAATTTGATGTTGTTATGTCCGAGAATTGCTGCTTGCCATTTTTTATATATTCATTAAATAATAAAAAAAGTAATATTTATATGCCAAAAAAACACGAAGTAGATGTATTAATGATAAACAGGTTTAAGGAGTACGTATGACTACAATTAGATTACATGGAATTTTAAAGCATGAGTTTGGCTCTTCCTTCAAAGCAAGGATAGCCAAACCCAAAGAGGCGTTCGCGGCTATAGAAGCAAATAGGTCAAATTTTAAAAAAAGAATTATAGACCTACATAAAAAAGGTTTTAATTATACAATCGTTGTAGATGGTAAGAGAATATCTGAAAAATCACAGCTTGAGTTGATTGGACANAACAAGGTTATAGATATAGTTCCTTTGATAACTGGGTCTGGACCTTTGTCTAGTATAATTGTTGCTATAGTTGTTGCTGTTGTTGTAGCTATTATAGCTGTAGCTATAGCTTTACTATTGGCACCCAAACCTCCAGAACCACCAGATATTAGTGTGACGGCTCGAGGTTTTGAACAATCTTTTATATTCGCAAATAAAGCAAACGTGGCTGCCCAGGGCATACCTGTGCCAGTAGGTTATGGTAGGTTGAGAATTGGCACTCAAGTGATACAGGCTTGCGTTAAAAGCTTCCCTAGAAACCAAGTGCCGAAAGATATAATAGCTGGCAGTTCTTATTCAGATTCTCCAGATTTTTCTTACTCAAAAGGAACTATACTATGAAACACTTCGAATTCAAAAATACCTTCAAGGGAGCGGGTGGAGGAAAAGCACCAAAACCAAAACCTGCATTTTTGATACCACCAGAGCTTGGGGCTTATTCGGTTTTGTCTTCATTCAGTTATTTGGAAGTCGTAGACTTGATTTGCGATGGGCCAATTAAGGGATTGGTAAACCAAAATGGTTATCCATTACCTCCTGAGTATCTTTTGCAGGGTGTTTATTTAGACGGAATACCAGTAGAGGAAAGCCAACAAAACTTCTTGGTCCCTTTCGATGAGTTAGTCGTGGGTGGAAAAAATGGGCAAATAAACGAAAGCCAGCAACCAACACTAGTAAGTGGCATAAAAGAAATCTTTGATTCTGTTGCAGCTTTAGCTGTAACTACAAACGATGGTATCGTTCAAGGTCAGTCGTCATCAGCCGCACCTAGTTATTATCAAATAGATGATTATGTTGTCGGATCTCCTAGGTTGTTAGCCTCGCCCATAACAGCTGTGGCGGTTTTTGGTATATCATACAATGGGTCAATTATAGAGCTTAATCGAGTTGGTTCTAGTTTGGTGTGGGAGAACAATTATGCGGGGACATCCGCCGCATCCTTCGTTGACGCTCACCAAGTATCACTTAATTATGAATTAGAGTCTGATTTAAGACCTGGGTTCTGGAAACTTGTTGCAATTAGTGACAAGTATGATGGAACTGGTTGGTACAAAGACCAAGTTTTTAACTCATCAACACAACAATTTGAAGATGCCCCATATGGAAATCCAACTAATCCTTTTGCTACTTATACAGGGTATCCTGCAGACAACCTTCCTGGTATAGTTGTAGACGGAAATGGCGGAGGCTATATAGTAGACTCATCTTTAGATAGAGATGTTGACTCGTTTTATACAAGAACTGAGAATTTAGGCGTTTACCAAAACACATTGAACGGAGCAGATCCACAAACTGGTAGACCGATATATGATATCGACATAGAAGTCAATGCCAGTTCTAAATATCAAGTTAATTTTGGCATGTCTGTCAACACAATAGGTGAAATGTTTGATAGTCAGGGTTCATTTAGTAGGGGTTCTGATGAAATTCTTAATATAACACCAGCACAGTCAGCCGAATACTTGTATTTGACTGAAAGATTAAAAGATTATGGTTTTGATCTGACCACTCAGACTCTTGATGCTACAGCTATAAAAGACATAGTAAGGGGCAATTACGACCCTAACTTCAATGGTTGGTTTACAGACGAACAATCAAACAACAGAGCTGGACCGTATTTATGTATAAAAGTATCTGGTCAGCTTGAAGCTTATTTAAATCAGGCGCAAACAGATTTGTTCCAAAACGCAAATGCAACAGCGGTCAATACAGAAGCTAGGCTTATCCTTGACTCTATAAGAAATTCAAAACTAGGAGAAATAAATAGCAGGACAATAAATTTACTTGTCCCTGAAATGGCCAACGACGGAAGTTGGAATGGAAATGTAAAAGGGTTTTATCTAGTTGAATTTGGTTTCTTTAAACAAATAAGAACAGCTGTACCTGGGATAACAAGCCCCTATGCAGATAGATTTATAGGTAAGATATCAAAAAAGGATATCCAGTTTTTTGTAACAAACAAAGGTTTCAAAGTATACAGTGTAGAAAGGGCAGTAATTGACCCTGAAAATGAATTTGTACAACAGCCCAGTAAATTTAATTACAGCAATATTCTTTGTGAGTTCCGCAATGGTTTGCAAAGTCAGGATTCTCTTGATTATTTTAAAAAACTATTCATCGATTTTATATATGATGGTCAACTTTGGGGACCTTTCAGGCCAACTGGTCAAGTCGAAAGGATTAAACAAGGATCAAAAATGCTTTCTCCACAAGGTCAATTTAACTTATCAACAAGCGCTATTTTAGGAAGAGGAGAAGGTTCTAATGACAATAGGTCGACTAGAGATGGAAATAAAAGTTTTGATGACTGGAACGATAAAGCTCCAAATTTTGAAGAGAGCGCTCAACCACTAACTCATATCATCTATAATAATAATGTAGATGAAGTGTTTTTTACATTGAGAATAGACGCACTTTCGGATACTGTACAGCAAGATATCGGCGACCCAGAGAACCCGACGTTCAGAGCTGGGGCAAAAATACCTGGAACAATGAACTTCAAGGTTGAGGTTGGTTATGTGAATTCTTTAGGCGATTTTGAAACTACATTAGATATCTCTTATAAAATAAGTTCTCTTGTTGAATCTTCAGCGCTATTAGATATAGGAAACCCAGACAACAGGTCAGCTATAGATGATTTTGATTTTCTTAGAGAAATAAACCGCGATGAAAAAGCCAACTCTAGCTGTCAAGGTGAAGATTTTGATTTGTTTGACCCGTTTCCGTTGCCCCCAGCTTATGTCCCAGGAGACCCGAATGACACAAGTAGATCGGAAGACGTAAAAACTAAAAGGTTTATAAGGGTAACTAGATTGTCGACAGAGACATCAAGTATACTAGTTCAGAAACAAATGACACTGCTTAAGGTGACAGAGATAATGCCGTTAAGGATGGAATATCCATATTCTGCTATAGCTGGTGTAAAAATAGACTCAAGGTCTTTTGAGTCTCCACCAACAAGAACTTATGACTGCAAGTTGAAAATGATAAGGGTCCCTTCTAATTACTTTCCAACAGACCAGAATGACAAAGACTTAAGATATTGGGACCAGAAAAGCGAGGTGAGCACTCTTTCGCAAGAAAAGCTAAGGATATACAAGGGCGATTGGGATGGGACATTTAAGTACGAATGGACTGACAACCCTGCTTGGATTTTGTATGATATGATAGTCTCTAGTCGTTATGGATTAGGCGAACACTTAAGGGAAGAACAGGTGAACAAATGGGATTTGTATAAAATAGCTAGGTTCTGCGACTCTGTAAATAAAGATGGAGTTTATGAGGGCGTAGATGACGGTCGCGGAGGGTTAGAACCAAGGTTTGCTTGCAATATAGTTTTCAGTCAAGGAACAAGAATATTTGATTCCATAAACACTATAGCTTCTATATTTAGGGGTTTTGTTTATTATCAAAATTCGGAGATTAGCTTCTCAGACGACAGGGTTAAAGACCCTATTGCTGTTTTTACAAACTCAATGGTTGAGGAGGGTATTTTTAATTACTCTAATTTAAAAAGAGATGAGAAATTCAATGCTATAGAAGTTCCTTACATAGACAAGTACGACGGATTCAAAACCAAAGTAGAATATGTAGAGGATGAGGAAGATGTATCTAGAAGGGGTACATTTAAAAAAACAGTAAATGGATTTGGTATAACATCAAAATCACAAGCAAACAGACTTGCTAGGCATGTGCTTTTTCAAGGAACAAAAGAAGATCAAACCATTGGTTTTGTCGTCGGCTTGGAGTCTCTATTAATCTCTCCTGGAGATTTGATAGTAATAGAGGATGATTTGAAATCTTTGGATTCCAATTTCGGAAGAGTATTAGAGATAGATACTGAAAATTACACAATAAGAACAAGTCAGCCTTTTCTTAGTGGAGATTATGAAGACTACATAACTATGTATGTGCCTGTGGCCAAACAAAACATACAGGATGTTTCTGATTTAACAAGCCTTGTTAGATCTAGAACGTATGGTTTTGAACTTTTATCAACTTCAAATAGCACATTTAATACCAATTTTGTTGGCGATTACAGCTTCGAAAGATATACAGAAGGCTTCGCTAATTTAAGTGTTGGGTCTGAACCCCAAAATGAATATGCATTATATAAAGGCGGACCAAACAATGAAAGTTTTGTTTGGTTTAGCACAGGCGCAAATGGTTGGGTTTTCTCTACAGGGTCACCACTTTCAGATAACAATATTTATGATAAGTATATAGTACAAGGTGATACCTTTAGCTTTTCAGAAATAACGAATCCAAACCCTGGCACAGAATCTGACTCAGACATAATGACTTACGACACAGCCCAGGCAAACAGAAGGGCATCTTTTGTTTTCAATGGACAAGGGTTATTTAGAGATTCAGTAGAAGGAGACTTAGACTACACCCAGGGTGTGAGCGAATCTGATATAGATATAACTAGCGCAACTCAAACTTACGACTTTAGAGTAACGGGTACTAATGCTAAAGAATTTGGAGATCTTGTTTACTTAGACCAAGATGATCCCACTTTGTCTTTATTGCCTTTTGTACCCTTAGGCACATCTTACAGATTTAAAAACAAAAACAGAGAAGATCAAATCTACAAAGTAGTTGGCACAAGAGAAGAAGCCGATAACAAATACACAGTAGAAGCAGTTAAATTTGTAAAGGATAGATACGAACAAATAGAGAAACCATCTTCGGTTGAAGATCCTCTTGATAATTTTGGTTATTATCAAGATCAGTTTAATGTTGCGGCAGTATCTTACATTAAGATAGAAGAGCCAAGCGTAACGCTGTCACAGGGTTATTCTCAAGGTGTTTACGATAACTTTATATCAGCTAGTTGGACCAGTTCAGTGGGAGCTACGAGTTATAATGTTGAGTTTGTTTTACCTAATGGAGAGAGAATCAGCAAGTTGGGATTATTAAGTACTTCTTGTGTATTGGACGACTTATACTCTATAGGTAAATATAAATGCAGAGTAGAAGCAAAGGGCTTACCTTTTGATAATCAAAATTTTAATACTAGATATTACGATTCAGAAATAGGGGAACAAAATATACAGGTAATTGATTTACAAAACCAATCAAACCAAGGTGACCCCGCTCTTATCTCTGAAATGGATATAATAGAACTATAACCCGAAACTCTCCTTTTGATTAGGAGGATCCAAGCATATCTTTTAATGCATCCAAAAAGTTTTGCTTTAGGTGTCTTGGTGTCTTGGTATACTGTTTTTTAGTTCTTCGGTATACCTTTCTTGTTATTTTGTCTCCGCAACCTGTGATTTTTCTGATTTTTTTTGCTATTCTGTTGTTCATAATTTTGCTATGTATGATACGCAATCCTTTTTGAAACCTAATTTTTCATATAGTCTTGCGAGTTTTTCTTTTTGTGGGTTTTTCTCTGTATGTGATACCGATATGTATTCGAAGTTATTAGCCCTGGCAAAATCAATTGCCGTTTTAAGTAACTTAAAACCTATCTTGGGGTTCTTGGAAAGCCAGAGATACTCCGTGAATATTTCGCGCCCAAACTTTGGATTGTTATCTCTTAAGAATACAACTATAGAATCAAACTTTGAATCTTCTTCGTTGGCCCAAACAAAACAACTACAATATAGAGATTGCTTGTTATTAAAAACCTCGAGAATTGAATCAACGTTGTGTTCTAAAAAATAATGACCGATAGAGTTGTCATCGATAGAAGGGAATATCTCCCTAATGTCTTTAGCTAGAGCTTCGGCTTCTTTTGGATTTGTTATTCTTTTGATCACTTAGATATCACACTAATAAGTTTCCTAGCCTCCTTAGCTGAAATATCACCGAAGGAAGACCAATTCTTGACATCGTCATTGTTGTATTTACCAGACTTCCATAATTCCCTTAGCATCTCTTTAAACGAGTCGAATGAATCTACGCTGTGCTTTTCTTGCAGAGTCTTCTCAAGCAAGCCAGAGGGCGTTATAGGGGTGCTGCTGGCAGTGCTGGGCGATGGTGAGGATTGGTTTGTTGAGGAACGGTTTCCAGACTTATCGATTTCGTCCGCACCCACAATATGGATATTAAGAAAATTTCTGACGCAACGAACAAAAGCCCTATTACAAGCGATGGTTTCTAAAAACTTCTCACAAAAAGCATCTGTGTTTTCTAAAGATGCATTAGCATAATCTTCGTAACAGACATTCTTATTAGAAGACTCGTAATTACCAATCCATTCGATATCACAACGAGCAGTAACATAACCATCTTCTACGTTTTTTGCGTCATAAGCTACGGCGTGAAAACCTCTTAACTTAGCCAGGTCTTTGATGCCACCAAGCATGATTAAAAGTTGATTGTCTCTAAGACCATCAGTAGAGCTTGGAACTTGCTGTCCCCGCATATCAAACCAGCCCTTATTAGGGTAGAGGAACTCGGGTTTGATCATGGCTCTCCAATTTACTGATCCATCATCGTTAAAAACATAATCGACGCACTCAAGAAGACCATGCTCATCTCTCTTGTAAACATCTGGGCCGAAAAGCTTTTTAGCCTTGGTTGTTTTCTTCGTTGTTTTTTTAGTTGTTGTTTTCTTTGGAGCCATTTTCGTTGTTGTTTTAGTCTTCATAAATATAAAAATAATTTGATTCTTCCCAGAAGTCATCATTATCTACTATATTTACATTATTGTCAAGACCTTTTTTCCAGTGAGCCATAGAGTGGTAAACTTTATTACCGTCTATAACAAAACGACACGAAAGAAACTTGTCTTCTTTTGATATATTTTTGGGCTTTTTAATTTCTTTTTCTTCAAAGGAAACCATTTGCTCGAAGTAATCGAGTCTTACTTTATCTAAGATTGATTTGTCCTCAACCAAGAATTCGAAATCAATATTTAGTCTTCTTAGTTTCTCAAAATACGAATCTTCTATTTGAGGCGGTTCTTGATTTAAGAGTAAACAAACTTTTTCTATATTGGAAGCATAAGGAATAAGGGGATCAATGTTTATTAAGTTATCTTTTATAAACAAGGTGCATTTGTGTCTCTCTAATAGTGGTAAGAGGGCCTTAGAATCCAAATCTTCATTTAAAAGATCCAACCTTACATTTAAATATTCAAACTCTTTAAGGAGGGGAGGATCGATAACACAACTAGGTATTACGTCAGCCTTTGGAGACTTTATTGAATTTGTTTGTTTGGTTTTGAATTTAAGCTTTTTAGCTGTCCATTTACTAATCAACCCTATAACGGAATTAGCCACGCTTTCAGCTGGTATAGTGTTTACGGAATCTTCCATATCTTTTGTAACTAGATATGGCTTGACGCTCCATTTGGGGCTAATGTTAATTGAGTTTTTATTATCGGTAGACCAGAAAGGTTTTGTTACGCTAGGGTAATTTTTGCTTATTAGGTTTACAATAGGGACGCCAACAGAGCTGGCGTAATGACTAAGGGAGTTATCGCTAGAAATTAAGACAGAGGCTTTGGATATTACGTAACAACTTTGCCTGAAAGTTAAGTTGCTTAAAATAATGTCGGCCTGCATAGGGCATCCTTGATCTTCACCAATAAAAACAATCTTGATATCGTTATCAACTACGAAGTCATATATCAAACCAAGAACAAGATCGTAATGGTGGTAAAATTTATCACTATTTAAACCATCATTGTAAAAAACAATAAACTTTTCACAGGTGATGGGGTAGAAGTGTTTGTTGATTATAGGCTTCTCTGCTGAGACCCCTAAACTGTTTTGGTATTCTTTTAATAGATGTGACATTTTATAATCCGTTGTGGTTGCTGCATGGTATTGATCTTGTTGTAGCTGTAGGGTAATAAGCAGCTTCAAAAAAACCTTCGTGGGCACCGCTCCCCTCAAGAACCAGCGGGTTGCTTAAAGATTTTGAGTAGGGTATACATTTATAAACATGAGGATTATCTTCTATGTGATCAAAATAATTTTTATTTGTAAAAATATAAATATTATGTTTTTTGTGTTTCTTTTGTAAATTGGCTAGCAATGAGTTAACAAGAATAACATCAACGCTGTCTTCAGGGACAACCACGGCAATCCTTCTTCCTTCGTCATCTTTGCTTAAAATGTCTTCAAAGTTTATATTTTTATTTTTATTATTCTCTATAGCCACCTTTACAAAATGGTTATGTAGATCTTCTTGAGATATTTGGCCGTTATTTAAATCCGAGGTCCACTTTTTAAATCCTGGAGTATTTGAATCTACTTCGTCGTTTAATATTTCTTTATATAGGAGGGTTACAATATCTTCGTTACTCAAACCGATTGGCAACGGGAAATCTTCGTTGTAAGACACCGTCTTAATATCTACATCATCATCTAGAAAAGGCATTTCATCTATAATCTTCTCTAAAGACGAACCTATAACATCTATCGAAAAATTATCAATAACCCATTGTCTAGACTTTTTTCCTTCTTCTAGTTTTTGATCATTAGGCATATCAAATACTGTTTGAAGCATTTGATTAATGCTGTCTGGGTCCGTAGATGCTTTAATGAATTGAGTGCCAGGCTCTCTGTATTCGTTCCAGGAAAGCGGTAAGCCACCGCTTTCTTCGTTGCAACTATCTTCCCCACAAGAATAATCAGTAACTAAAGTTATAAGTTCGGTTAGCTTCGCTTCTTGTATCGGTATCTCCTGGCCTCCGCTTGTAAAAGGGTGGCAGTAAACATCCATTAAATTGTAAACCTCGTTCAACTGTCTCTCACTAACTCCATTAACTACGTTTGTCGTATGGTTGTTTTTACCACCGCAGCTAGGACAAGTCTTTTTGTCTGATGTGAAGGGTTCTACCTTGTAGCCGCCACAGTCATCGCAGAAGTAACTTGTCAAGACGTCGTTTCTGTTTATGTCTTTCTCCTCAAGAAGCCTTGGTATATCCCAACCCTCAGACCAGCATGTATGGAGTAGTAATTTGCAATTATCGTTGTTTTTCTTGAATTTTTTAAAACCGTCAAGTAGGTTTGGCACGGATTTTCTTAGTTGATTTCTAAATACAAAACCAATAATAAAGTCATTCTTGTTTATGCCGTGACGATCCCTCAATACTGATCTAGTTTTATCATCGAATCTGTAGAAGTTGTCGGTGTCCAATGAACCCCTTAAGGTTTTAACATGTTCATAGCCAATGTCTTTAAATCCGTTCTCTGCAAAGTTAGACCACACATAGTAGTTTTTAATTTTTGGGGCGTATTCTACCGCTTCTGGTAATATTGGTAAGCTGTCCAACGTGGTCCAAATCATGGTGTTGACCTTGTTCCACCAAGGTTTGTGATGGAAATTTTTAAACGCCCATATATCCTCAATACCTATATATACATCTGGCCTCACCTCTTCGATGATTTCATCAATAAGCAAACCTCCATAACTATTCTCTCTCTGGGATTCTTCTGGGACGTTACTTCTTTTGTCAAGAGTTCCTATACACTCCCAAGGAAGGCAGTCGAGTTCTTTGCTTCCCCTGGGTCTGCCGTTAGCCGCCTCTACAATTCTATACTTACCTGTCTTATAGAGATATTTTAATATGTTTTTTTTGTTTTTACCAAAACCAGTAAGGGCTTTGCAAAAATTAGAATGTAGAAGTATTGTTTTTTTTCTCATTTTTTCTGGGAGTTTGTTCTGAATGTAAATAGTTCTTTAAGGACAAATTTAAAGTACTCAGAAATAAGATAAGCCTCAGACATCTCAAGTCCCAACCCAAATTTATTTGAAGAGTTTCTTGTTAGTGAGAATGAAAAGGCTTTTGTACCGTCAGATTTTTTGTAAGGAGATAAAGATATGGATGTTGAGTTTTGATCGTAGCTATGGAACGCACTGAACTTTTCATAGTTTTCTATGGCGTATATGAACCCCCCTAATTCTGCTTCATTAAATTTAACACTTGCTGATTTATCTGGGTCTTTTGAGTTCTTGGAAAAAGATCCACTTTTTTTGCCTGAGTCCCAGGAAAATTGTTTGACTGCCGTCATATACAGACAAGGCTCTTCGCTTTTGCCTTGTATTCCAAGTCTGAATCCAAAAGCACTTCCTGAATTCTTCGAGTTAGGTTTGTAGAAGTTTATCATATAAACTATGATAAATTAAATCAATAGAAATTCTATATAAATATTTGAAATGCTTGATTTAAATGCGGTCTTCGGCATCTTCAATTATAGGCCTTATGAACATTTCTTTGATTGGCAATCGTATATCTTCGTAACAATCTAAGCAAGAGCAAATATCGAAGCAATTAGACAAGGTCAAGTTGAGGCTTATTATTTTTTTGGGTCTTGATGATTCAAAAATGCACTCTTCTATTATAAATTTATAAAAAGAATCAAACAAGAAAATGCAACAAGCGACTTTCATACTTTTTTTGAATTCCTCTTTAATATCCTTGTAGTCTATTCTTTCAATACCACAATATACCTTAAGTAGCTTTTTCCTTGCTTTCTTTTTTAAGCCATAATTTATGCAAATAAAGCATAAGCCCAGTATACTGCTAGACCTGAAGGAATCGCTGCAGTCTGAGAACCTAAAAACAGTTCCGTTGGAACTTATATTGTCTGGACCTATGTTTGGGTTTATGAGATTATCGCTATTTAAAAAATCCTCAGTCATTAAAGAATTTAGTTCTTTAAAAAGGCTTTGGTATACTGGCATTATCTTTTTGTATTCGTAAAAAGAAAACACAGAACCTCTTACGAAGGTCGACCATTTGTTTGGGTCTATCTTGTCGAGCAATCTAGAGCAGTACTCTTGGAAGCTAAACCCGCCTTTTAGAGATGCATAGGTATTGAATGAAGCCAGTAAAGAGCCAATACGCGAAATTGGAAAACTAATACCGTAATCTTCGAGACTATTAAAATAGTCAAGCTCGGTAAGGAGAAACCTCAAGGGTTGACCTATAGAAACCTCGCCTGAATCAACGTGTTTCTGTATTACAATTGATTCGTTATTTTTTAATATGTTTGACTCGTTTATCATCTGCGAGTTAGAACTGTCAAACGAGAGTTTAAGTAGGTAGGTTTTACCTAGGCTATTTAATTTATAAATATCGAAATCTTCCGTTCCACCTAGCGCGTCTGCAGAGAGTAATGAGAAAGGTATTTTGAAACGTTGCGATAACTTTTCTATAAGAACGAACTCTGCTGAGTCGGCCAGCAGTTCGCTGGACTCATTAAAAACATAAGCCCTGCCAGTAAATAATTGGTGTGCGTTCATTCAATTATTATACGGGCAGGGCTGTGGTTTTTCAAACTGTTTGTTTAAATCTATACCAGCTTACCGATCTTCTCGTTCTTCAACCTTAGAGCACAAAGGCTTGTTTTTGCAAACTTCCTTTTTTTGCTGTTGTTTCTATCGTATACAGTTACATACTCAGGGGTCTCGGAAACAAATTGTGCATTTAGGGACTCTCCGCTTTTAGTATAGAGACCAAAGAAGCGGCCTTTGCTTGATCGGATTGCCTTCATGATTTTGTTTTGCGTTGTTTTGTTCATGCGCATATATTAACACACCTTCATATCGTTGTCAATATGTTTTATAGATAATTTTCGAATGTTTTTATTTTTAACGAGGAACTTGGAAATTGGAACTTTTACTTTTTCTTTTATAAAAGAGTTTATTTCCCTGGCATGGAAATTTTTATCTTCCATTTGTTGTTTTAAGCATTTAATTGTTGAGTCGTTAAAATTAAATTTGATGTTTATTTTTCCAAGTTTGTCTTTTATGATTTGAAGCTCTCTCTTTATTATCATTTTGAATTCCTTTTCACCTATAGAATTGAACGCCATGACTTTATCTATGCGAGCAACAAGTTCTGGTTTTAGGTATTTTTTGACAGAGGATACGTAAGTTTTATTTGCGTTAACTTCCTCCTCAACAAAACCCATGGTTTTCTTTGTCACTAAGTCATGGCCAGCATTGCTTGTGAATATTATTATTGAGTTTGAGAAGTTTATTTTATTGTTTCTGCTGTCTTCTATATAACCCTCGTCGAGTATCTGCAGGAGTATATTGAGGATTTGTGGGTCAGCTTTTTCCGCTTCGTCAAATAATATAACGCAGTTTGGGTTGTCTTTTACAAAGTTAGTCAATAAACCACCATTCTCATAACCAACATAGCCAGAATTAGAACCAATAAGTTTACTAATACCTGTCTTGTCGTAAAGCTCGCTCATGTTTATCTGCAAGAAAGCTTTTTCGTTGCCAAAATAATGTTTTGCTATTTTCTTTGCTGTATATGTTTTGCCGACACTTGTTGGGCCTACAAAGAACATACTGGCTAATGGCTTCTGTTCGTCATGCAAGCCAACCTTACAGCAAGATAAAAGGTTGTTAACTTCTTCTATGACTTCTTCTTGACCAAAAACCTCAGACGACATCTTGTTTACGAACTTATCAAAACTATTTTTTTGGTTTGACAATTCATTTATAGACACTTTCGCCATTTTAGAAATTAAGTTTGTAACATCTTTCTTCTTAACTACTGAAGCTTTCTTGTTTTTGTTTTGACCAAAGCCTTCTAGTGTTTTCATGAAGTCTTTGAAAGTTTCTCTTATCTCTGATTCGCTAATGTTTCGTTTGGATATGTCAGAAACAAAACCTTTATGTGCATCTTTGATTACAGATGTCGGTTCTAAATTAGCTATCTTTACTTTAGCGGCCACTAAATCCAACACATCAAAAGCCTTGTCTGGGAACTTCTTGTTTGTTAAAAACAAATCACAAAGATCTACAAGGTGGTCTATTGTGTCTTTCCTGAAATAAACACCATGAAATTTTTCATACTTCTTCTTGCAGTTGTATAATATATGTTTGGTCTCATCTTTGCTGGGCTCTAAAACGTCAATGTTTAAGAATCTTCTTTTTATAGCTCCATCTTTTTCAAATATCTTTCTGTATTCGTCTGTAGTGGTAGCTCCAACACACCTGATCTCGCCCCTTGCTAGAAGTGGTTTCAACATATTCGCGGCGTCCAGACTACCCTCCTGATTGTTTCCTCCAGTTCCGAAAATAGTATGTATCTCATCAAAAAACAAAACTATATACGGATTGCTTTTAGCAATGTTCAATAACGACTTGAATTTTTCTTCGAACTGACCTCTGTATTGGGTCCCTGAAATCATAGCACCTAAATCTACACTTAAGACTTCTATGTTAAGTAGGTTTGCTGGAACGTCTCCATCGCATACTTTTTTAACCAAAGCCTCTATAATGGCAGTCTTGCCAACACCTGGCTCGCCAGTAAGTATGGCGTTGCATTTATTCTTCTTGGATAATGTTTCCACTAAAGACGTAACCTCTTCTTCCCTACCATGAACGTCATCAACCTTGCCATCAATATAAAGAAGGTTCATATTTGATACAAAATCTGGTATAGATAAAGGCTCAAAATTTTCAGCAAGTAAGTTTTCTATGCTTTCTAGATTTCCGTTTTGATCTAGGTCTTGCTCAATTTCATCGGGGTTGTAATTCTCTCCATTTATGAATTGCGAAAGTATTTGCTGAAAGCCTTTACAATCAAAGAAATCATCTATGTATTCAAATATATACGAGGATGTAGATGATATAGCATACACAACATGCTCTATGCTAATATAATGCTGCCCGTGTTTTTTTGATATTTTGTTAGACTCTTTTATTGAGTCAACTACTTCTTTATGCCATAAGTCTGAGTTTTTATTAGTATAAAATTTATCTTTTTCGTTTAAAACTGCGAAGCTAAAGCTGTCTTTAACATCTTCGTGAGACAATACGTAGCCATTATCGAAAAGATATTGATCTAAATCTTTAGATATGTTCTTTAGGCAACCATACATTATATGCAAGTTGTTTATGGTTTTATGACCAAACTCTTCAGATATTTGTTTGGCGTCGGAGTATGCTTTTTTCGCCCTAGGGGTAAGGTTGAAATCTTGAAATATCACATTGTTATCTACACTCATTTTAGTTCTGAAAGTTTCATATATATTTTCTCTTCTATTGTTTTTATTTTGTCTACAAAGATTATATCGTCCCCAGCACTGCCAGTTATTATTGCGATACTACCTTTGGTGGGTAACTTTTTACCAGAGTTTAGATAGTCTGTCAACCTTTCTTCTCTATCTGAGTCTAAAAACAAGCCACAAACAGGACCTAGCTCATCTTGCATTTCAATTCTAGCATATTTATTGCCGTTTCGACTTGTTCTTTTTGTGATGTCCGTGACCTGACCAACAAACTTAATTCTTTGTCTGTCGGAACTGTTTCTAACTTGTTCTGAGGTGTTTAATGTGGCTTCGTCACCGCTTGTAAATATCTCCCTTATATTATATGAGTAACTATAGCCGAGCAATTGAGTCTCAAAATGCCAATTAGCAAACTTAATATGGCTAGAGTTCTGTTTATAAATATTTTTATATTGGTCGTATTTCTTTTTGAATGTACCAAACCTTCTGTCAGTGAATAAAAGTCTGCCATCATCAGCTGGAGCGTTATCGCTTCTAAAGTGCTGTATAGTATTTAGTACGTCGTAATTAAAACGATCACCAACCTCTATTATGTTTCTTTTTTCTCTGTCGGTTAATATATTAAAGCTCTGAGCCTCGAGAACCAATCGACAACGGTCAGTGGTTACAAAAGAATCTANTAGNCCAGCCTGAACAAACGCTGACATCGTACCAATGTTTACGCCACAATCTTTTGCGGCTGAAAAAACATCATACTTGTTTTCAAAGTTGTTCTCTCTAAACTCAATTAATGATTCAATAATTTTACCAGAAACACCCTTAATCGAATTTAACCCATATCTTATGTTCTTTCCTTCAATTTTGAAGTCAAAGTCTGAAAGGTTTAAATCTGGAGGCAATAGAGTTACGTCAAAAAACGAAAGCTCTTGAGATATCTTCGCAATTTCTTCGTGTGAATTTGGCTCAAACCTAGCCATCTTAAGAAGACTAAGGAAGAATTCTTGGGGGTGGTTAAATTTAAGGTAAACTGTGATAGCTGCTAGATACGCATAAGAAATACTATGAGACTTGTTAAAGGAATAGTTAGCAGAATCTTCTGCCACCTTCCATAAAACATCGCCTATAACTGGGTCTAGATTTTTTTCCTTAATTTTCTCTTCAATCTTGGCTTTCCAAGCTGGCATATCTTCCACCTTCTTCTTTCCGACTATCCTTCGAAGCTGTTCGGACTCGTCTAAGCTAAAGCCAACCTTGACTGCCATCTTCATCAATTGCTCTTGGTAAAGAGGAATGCCTCCAGTATAACTAAGTATATCATCAAAGAACTCATGCACACAATTAAACTCTCCAGTTCTGACATAATCAGCATACATATCTTTAAAGTCTAACGCTCCAGGTCTTGCAATAGCGACAACAGCGGAAAGCTGCTCTAGGTTTCTAGGCGCAACTTGTTTACAAACCTTAAAGTTTACATCAGCCTCAATCTGAAACAATCCTTTAGGCTGTTGAAGACAAGCTAATGCAGCATAGATGCTTTCGTGTCCTGGGTCTATTTCAGAGGCTTTGATGCCTAATTGGTTACAAGTATCATTAACAACCGAAAGCGTCCTCAGTCCGAGTATATCGAACTTAACGCTAAGGCTTGCCACATCATCCATGTCGTAGCCAGAAACCAAAGCCCCATCGTTTGTTTTCTGTAGTGGCATTATGTCCCCTTGGTTGTAATAACTGATTGATATACCAGAAGGATGAACGCCAGTATTCTTAATTAAACCTTCTAGCTTTTTTGCTATTTTATAGGATTTTTTATTCTTGTCAGCGAAAGACTTAAAAGCCTCACTATCTTCGTAAGCTATATCTAGTTTTACAACTTTACCAAAGTGTTTTGGTATTGTATCGCTGATTTGGTTTACTTCCATTTCGGATAGTTCGCCAACAATCTTACCACACTCTTTCATACAGAGCTTGGAGCTTAATGTGTTAAGAGTTAAGATTTTGGAGGTTCTTCCTTCGTATTTGTCTTCAATATACTTAATAACTTCAGCCCTGCGATCATAAGAAATATCGTTATCAATGTCAGCAAGTAGAGAACCGTCAAGAAAGACTTCTCCATTATGCTCAATTTTTCTGGCTCTGCTTTTAGAGACGAA